CTGCCGTTTCCTCTTCGTTGCCTTCCCAGATCTCGTCCATGAAGTGCTTCCCGACCTTCACGCCCCTTTTGAAGCTCTCCCACTCCTCCCGGGAGAAGATGAGCTTGCCGTTACAGACGCCGCGGCCCTCGGGGCCCGAGAAGACCCTCACATGAACGAAGTCGCCACGGGGTTCTGGGTAGAACCGATGCTCGGTCATTGGATGGTCCCTTGTAAAGGAGCCTCTGGAGGCCTCCCGGACCCGGGGGAATGGGTTGAACCGGGGGGCCCCCGTTGGCTCTAACCTTCGAAGTTCGCCTCAGCCTCTCTGGCCCGCGCCCAGCGTGCCTTCGCGGACGCGATCCGTCGTTGCTTCGTCTCGGGTGACTCCTGCAAGAACCGCCCAACCTGCAGCCGCTCGATCTTCCCCTTCCGCATTATGGCCGTTACTCGGATGTCCATATCGGCGTAGGCCTTAAATAAATCTTCAAACGCTTCTCTACTAACGCTCGCTTCCAGTCTCGGGCTTTTTACCACTTTCAGTCCTAGTTCGAAAGCTTGTTTCTTCAGCCATTCAATCCTCTGCTCTCTTGTCTCCATTGTGATCCTCCTGTCTCTTATTAGGTTGACTTTCTACCGGTGTCAAGAATAACTTCAAAAAACCCTCGGAGGTCCCATTGGCGGGAGAAGAACAAGAGAATCTGTCGCCACCGGCCCCGGGTCTCCTGTGGCTGGCCTTCGAAAGTCCCTGGGCGGGCCCCGGAAAACCCTACCCTCGGTGCATCGTCCAAGATAGTGAGCTCGCGAAGCGCCTACGGAAGGCCTGGCCAGGCGTCAAAAAACTTGTCGGCGAGAATGAACTCGGGAAGCGATACCTCGAAAAGGCCGCAGAGGCGGGCAAACGGCTGAGGTGGATAGATTGCGCGGGGTGGATGGAAGCCGCCAGAAGACAAACAATAAAACCAGAGGAAGTATAGAATATAGATACAAACAAAGAGGGGAGCCCATGTCTAGGGCAGAAAAACCTAATCCAGTTTGGTGGACTTGCCGAAAGGAAGACGACTATCTGAGAGTGGTGCATCACCATGGTAGGCTGGGGTATATCTGCGACCCCAAGGTGACGGCTGCGGGCGACACCATCTGGGCCTGTTGGAAGTGTAAAGAGTCAATCACTCCAATAGAGGCCTTAGCAACCATTGAGGATGAACGATGAGCCCGCGGAAGGGCTCAAAAGAGGCCGTCGAGGGGTTGCGAGCGAAGGCCGAGGGCCACCCTCGAGGACCCCGCAAGCGGGCACCCGACGCCGGACAGTTCCTGGTCATACACGAGGCCGAATTCGACTCGATGATGGAGGCTGGCCTATCCGGGTCCCAATTCGCGGTCCTATTGGCTATGCGACTACACGCCAAACCGGGGGTGGAGTGCTGGCCCAGTATCGCCCGCCTATGTGAGAAGACAAAGCTATCCAGGAGAGTAGTTCAGTTAGCGCGGGCAGCACTCATACGGAAACAACTGCTACGTGCAGTACGGCGCTCCGGCAACAAATCGTATTATGAGATTTTCTCTCCCGGTGACCCCGAGACAAATCAGGAAGATACGCCCACAAGGGGTGAAGTTTTGATCACCCCTTTGGAAAGGGGCGAAGTTTTGATCACCCCTTTGGACAAGGGGCGAAGTTTTGATCACCCCGGGGGCGAAGTTTTGATCACCCCCCCCTGCCACCGGGGGCGAAGTTTTGATCACCCAGAATATATTAAAAGGAAAATGAAAACGCCCGCGCACGCGATCCATGATGGTCGCGTGTCGGGCTTAACAGCAGACCAGCAGGATAAGACAGCACGCGCTGGAGTTCGACGTCTGTCACGAGCCGTTGCAAGCTTGGAACTGGTCGGTGTGCCGCCGGCGGAACTGGGCGCTCTCAGTGCGGAGCACCTTGGTGCCCTCAGTGCCAGCGACTTCTCCGCCGCGCTGAAGGAGGCTGAGAGGACCAGGTCGGTCGTGCCCTTCCGTGAGGGCAGGAACGGAGGATCTTCTTGACCTCGAGGAGAAGTGCGGGCAAGCTCGCTGCAGAGCGAGGGGAGGCTGTCGCGATGCCACCAAAGACCCGGAAGCAGCAAACCACCGTCATTGTCGCTCAGGGAGGCGCCGGCGACGTCCTTTGCCACGGGCCCCTTCTGGAAGTTCTGGTTCACAGGAACGAGCTCGTCGTTGTCCTCGCCGGCCACCCGGAGATGCTCGCGGGGACCCCCGGCATCGAACTCCTTTCGCTCAGACCGCAGGCCGACTGGCGCAACGATGGGCGCAGGATCTGGATGGAGGTTCGCTCGGGGGCCTGGGAAATCAAGCGCTGGAGCGGGTCGCATCCCTACGACGGCTGGGCGGGCATTGGCGAGGATCGACGAACGCTGGTCCAAATCGTCGCGAACATCCACGGGGTCGAGGTCGACGCGGACGCCGTCCCAGTCTACAGGCCGACGGTCGGCGAAGTCGGAGCGGCGAACCGCTGGTTCGAGCAGTTCCCTCCGGGCCCGGTGGTCTTGGTCCACTGGCCGACCAAGACTTGCTTCGGCGCGAAGAGGTGGAACGTCGGGGCGAAGCCGGAGTTCGCCGCGACCTTCGTCCAAATCGGCTCGAGCGACGAAGAGAGAATCCCCTGGGCGACGAGCGCGCTCGGAATGCCGCTCCGGGACACGGCGGCGTTGCTCTTCTCCCGCCGGGTCAGCGCGGCGATCCTCGGTGAGTCGGTCTTCGCGCATATCGCCGCGAGTTCTCCGCTGGGGAAGCGGGCGATCACCGTCTTCACCTGCACCGACCCTCACGTTTTCGGGCACAAGAGTTCGACGAGGCTCTCCGCTCCGAACGGTTGCGAATACTGGCCGTGCAACGGCCCAGTCGGAGGCATCGGTTCGCTGTCACCCGGCTTCCTGAATCTCACCACCGGAAAGCCGATGATTTACTGGTGCCGGCAGCAGCAGAAGGAACGGCTCTGCGGGCCTTCCTGGAATTCAACTCTACAAGCGGTTCAAGCGTTAGGGGGTATCTGATGTGTGAAATTTGCGGCTCGAAAGGAACTCCGACTCACTCGATCTCCATGACCAGCGTGGCGGGGCCCGTGACGGTCTACGTCTGCACCGAGTTTCACCAGCGGCTGAACGAAGCGAACAAGGCCAGGGCTGCGTCGCTCCTGAAAGACCTAGCAGCGACGCTCGATGTTCCCCAGTGGCCGAAGAAGAAAAAGTAATGATAGATATTAGTCTAATTGCAGCGACCGAAGAGCACCATCCTCTCATCTATAATAGCTTTATTAGAAGCGTCTCGGGCGACTACGATAGGAGGAAGAACAAGCGGCAGAGGCGGCCGGCGCCGCAATTCGCGCAGAGGCTGCACACGGTCGCGGAGAAGATGCTCAAGGAGGGCCGGGCCATCGTGGCCGATACCGGAGGCCTGGCGATCGGCTGGGCGATCGGAGGCGGGATGCCGCCGGCGCTGCACTTCGTCTACGTGAAGCGCGACTTCCGCCGCAGGGGGATCGGGATGAGCCTCGTGCAGGAGCTTTTCCCCGAGGGCCCACTGTTCGTTGCGCACATGACCCGGGCGGGCGGGTTCTTCCTCGACCACTGCAAGCGGCGGGTGGAGGCTCTTGCCGGGGCCTGGGAGGAGTGACTTGAAAGAGTTCACTGACCAGGAGCGGATCGGCATCATCGACGACGCCAACGCCGGCGCGACGATCCAGGACCTCGGCGATCTCTACAACTGCACCGAAGAGGACATCGAGGGGCTCTGCAAGAGAGACCCGGAGGTGGGGCAGGCGGTCAGGTCGGCGAGAGCGAAGATCCGCATGTTCATTCGGAAGCGGTTGATGGAGGTCTCCCTCAACGAGTTCGACCAGCGCAGCGCCTATTGCGCCCTCGGGCAACTGGCGAAGTCCTATCTCCGGGACAACGAGCGACCCAAGAGAGGCCGGAAGAAGGGCGAGGAGGTCGACCTCGACGAGCTCTCGGACGAGGAGGTCGAGAAGCTTCTCGCGGAGAGCGATTCTAAATTCGCTGAATATGTAGGAAAGCAAAAAGACAAGTGAGACTCCTGCCTGATCACGGGTCGGCCCGTAGAGCAGTTCTTCTCAAAGAGTGGCTTCGACGCAAAGCCCAAAAGGACGTAACCAAGGCCCTGCGTGACCAGCTCATCGAGAAGCAGAAGGACTTCATCGACTCGACGGCGCGGAGCAAGGTCGCCTGCTGCTCGAGACGCGCAGGGAAGACCTGGATGCTGGTCCGCGGGATTCTCTTGATGGCGCACTCCAGGCCGGATTCTGATATCGCGATCGTGACCGACACGAGAGAGCACATCAAGAAGCTCGTCTGGGATGAGATGCTCGACATCGCGGAGGAGCTTTCGATTCCCCTGCGGGCGAACCACAACGACCTCATCCTGCGGTTCCCTAACAAGAGCCGCGTCTGGCTCGCCGGCATCCCGACAATCAAGGACGCCAAGAAGCTGAAGGGGTTTCGATTCGACCTGGCCGTGATAGACGAGTGCCAAGACGTCAGGGAAGAAATCCTCGCGTACACCCTCGACGAGGTCTTCGCGCCGGCGTTGATGGACACCAAGGGCCAGCTCTGGATGACCGGGACGCCGGGGGCCCGCAAACATGGCCGCTGGTTCGAGGCCTCGAGCGGGGCGAGCCCGGGTTGGAGCCTCTGGTCCTGGAACCAGGTCGACAATCCGCGCTTCCCGGCCTGGGCTCACATCGCGGCGGCGGGCGAAGACTGGCAAAAGTTCGCCAGGGGCTATGTCCAGGTGGAAATCCTCGGGAAGGGCTTCTCCCTCGACGATCCGAAGGTCAGGCGCGAGTGGTTCGGAGAGTGGATCGAAGATCTCTCGAAGGCGATTTTCAAGGTCCCCGACGGGGCGATCGTCTCCCTCGAGGAGAAATGGAACTGGGATGCAGCTCGACTTGTAGCCTCAATCGACCTCGGGTTTACCGAGGAGGCGGCCTTTGTCGTCAACGCGCTCCTCGATGGGAAGATCCGGCAGGTCTACGAACACGCGCAAACCAGGATGAGCCTCTCGGACATCATCGAGCATGCAAAATCCATCTACCTGAAGTTCCCGGCCCCCGGTTGCACGCCGGCCAATGTCAAAACCAGGATCGAGATGACGGTCGTCGACCCGTCCGGCGGCGGCGCGAACATGAACCGGGAGATCCAGCAGCGGTTTCACCTGCCCTCGAGCGCGACCGAGAAAACGAACAAGCGGGACTACCTGATCCTCGGGAACGATGCTTTTGGGCGCGGAGTCGTCAAGGTCCTCCCGAAGACGGCCCAGCAATTGCGCTCGCTCGAATGGGACGAAGAGCGGAAAAAGGAACACGACTCGGGGCAACCGCAGGGCCTCGCGGACGCCTGGCTTTACAGCTGGCGATACCTGAGCCTCTTCGCTGAGAAGACCCAGAAGCCCATGATCCCGTCGGAGGATGAACTCATGCTTGCGCGACGACTTCGGCAGATTCGGAAAAAGAATTATTGACACAGGGATCTAGGTGTGGATCCAATCAAGCATGCAGCGGAACTCCATAGAGGCGCGGGTCGACCTAACCTACGGTTATCTCGCAGCCGACATGATCTCGCATCGCATAGAGTCGCTGCGCATCGACTCTGAGAACCCCCTCCTCCTGCAGACCTCCAAGAATCTCACTTCCTCAAGTGGCCTGGCCTACAACTTCAAGCAGTTCAAGGGGCATTCTCCAGAGTATCTTGTTGTCCAGAACAATGCCACAACTGGAACAGTTACAGTCGAATGGAACAACGGCACGGGGGACCTCGTAACCACAATCCCGGCAAACGGAGGTCTCGCGGTCATTCCCGATCCGCATAGAATCCTCGCAGGTGGTGGCGTCGAGTCGCCGTACCTTGGCGAGGTTGTGGTGATCAAAGCAATCGGCGGAACCGCGCTCGTTGATATATCGTTTTGGGGGTATTCGTCGTGAGCTTCACAGCGGGGTTGAAGGTCGTCTATCGGAACAAGGACGAGGAGGTCGTCACGCAGAGCAATTTCTCGCCTTACTCGAACGCTGCGGCTTACTATTACGACTACCCGATCGTGATTGGTGCTTCCACCAGCCAAACTATATTTTCCTATAATTCGCCCTTTAACCTAATCTTCCCGACCGAGACTTCTGATCTCTTGTTGGTCAAGAACAAAGGGCAAGGCGCAGTCAGGCTTCAGTATATGAATCTCGCCGGCGCGACCGCTGACATCGAGATCAAGAGCGGCAAGCTTCTTTTGGTTCAGGACGTCGACGTGATCTATGAAATCGTGCTCGTGAATGCGGGAGCATATTCAAACGAGGTAGAGATATTTCACGCGGGGCACTGAATGAATTTTCACACGAGAAATTGGTGGACACTGAAAGGCGATGACCTTCAGAGAGCGATCATCACCAATATTCTCGCGATCAGACAGAACCGCCTCGCGTGGGAAGACGACTGCCTGAAGAATCTGAAGCTCGCGACCAATCGATACCACGGGGCCCTTTTCGACGTTTCTCAGCAAGAGCTCATGATGGACCCCGAGCAACTCAAGTGGAACATCATCGGTTCGATCATCGAGACCTGCGAAAGCGAAGTGGCCGGGACGTCCGAACCGAGGGCCAAGTTCATCACTCGAGGGGGCCGATATCGCGACCGCCTCATGGGCGAGAAGCTGACCCAATTCTGCGACGGGGTCTACTATCTCAATCGCGCCTATTCGCTCGGGAGAGAGTGGCTGAGAGACGCCGCGCTTTTTGGCGACGGTTGGATTGCGATAGTCGAGAAGGAGACGCTGGAAGGCGTCGCGATTGCGCTCGAGCGGGTCTTCCCGTGGTGCATCTTCTTCGACGATCGAGATGCCGAGGGCAGGGCCCCTCGCAGCATGTCGCGGTATTTCGAACTCGACAGGGAAGAGGCCCTTCAACGATTCGCGGGAACGAAGGCGAAAGAGGCGATCAAGTCGGCGAAGAAGATCTTCAGCGACGGGGAGCACGGCGAGTCGGTCATTGATCCGGTCGGCTTCATCGAGTCATGGCACCTGCCAACCTACGCCGGCGGCAAGAACGGTCTCGACGTAGTGATTTGCGATTCAGGGATCGTAAGCGAGGACGATTGGAACGAGCAGACCTTCCCGCTTGTGCCGTTGTTCTGGACGAAGGCGACTCGGGGCATGCGAGGCTGCGGGATCGGGGAGAGGGTTGGGCCAGTTCAGCTGGAGCTCAATCTCCTGCTCGCGAAAATACAACGTCACACAAACGCAGCGGCGACAAAAATATATTGCAACACTGCAACCAAGATAAATGAGAACACACTCAACAACGACGAATTCGCAGTGGTGGAGTACACGGGCGACCAGCCTCCGATCGTTATCAATCAGGCGCCCATTCACGCGCAGTACTACGATCAGGTCGATCGCCTTTTCTCCCGCGGCTTCGAACTCGCCGGCCTGTCGCAGCTTAGGGCGACGTCTGCGAGGTCTGAGGTCGCGGGGCTTCGCTCTGGCGCCGCAATTCGTGAATACGCCGGAATTCAGTCTACCAGGCTACAAGCGATCGGGCTTGACTATACCGAGGCCCATCTGGCCGTTTGCAGAGAGATCTGCAGGGCTGCGCGGCGTGTAGCCGATCGCGGTGACGAGGTCGTGGTCCGCTACCCCCTTGGGGACGAGCTCGCCGAGATCTCCTGGGGGGAGGTCGCGCTGGACGAGGACGCCTACGTGATCCAGGCCTGGCCCGTCCCGCTCTTGACCGGGTCGCCGGCGTTCCAGCTGCAGAACATCCTCGAGCTCTCGGAGGTCAACCAGGAGATTGCGAACCACCTGCTCGAGAACTTCGACCACCCCGACATGAGGGCAATCATGCGGGGGATCAACGTGCGGCGGAAGATCGTGGAGCGGGTGATCGGCAAGATCCTGAATGGCGACACAGTCGACCCGCCTGACCCCGCGATTATCACGCCCGAGACCCTCGAGCAGATGACTGCGGCCTATCTGGACGCGCAACTGATCGAAGAGGACGTGGAGATCTTGGAAGCATTCCGAGCTTGGCTCGCCCAAGCGAAGGTTCTTTTGCCGCCGCCTCCCTCGATGCCGCTCATGGGCGGATTGAGCGGAGCCGTGCAACCCGGGGCTATGCCCGGACAACCCCCAGCGATGGGCCCCGACGAAGCGATGGGCCCGGGAGCGTAGAATGGCAGACGAAGCGGACATCAAGACCGAGATGGTCAACGCCATGAAGGCGACCCTTGAAAAAGGAGTGGAAACCGATGCCGTGCGGCAGCAAGAAAAAGGGCGGGAAGAAGAAGTAGTTCCAGAGGCGGCGGCGCCGGAGGCCGCGGAAGCGAAGGAAACCGCAGAAGCCCCGGCAGAGACGCCCCCGGCCCCCGAGAAGGCCGCAGAGGAGCCGCCTAAGGCAGAGGCCCAGGACGAGCTTCCCGAGCGTTCCTGGCAGAGCCTGGTGGCCAGGAACAAGGAGAACCTCGAGCTCAAGAGGAAGGTCAAGGAGCTCGAGGCGGGCGCCGGCGAAGGCAAGGAACTCAGAAAAGAGATCGATCAGCTCAAGGAAGTTAAGAGCTTCGTCGAGACGTGGCACAAAGATCCGATCGCTTACCTCGACCGCTTACTCGGAGACGATGGGCTCCGCGCCTGGCAAGAGCGAGTGAAGGCCAGGCAGGCTGGTGACGGCGCGACTCAACCAGCCCGGGTGGACCCAGAAGTCCGAAAACTCCGCCAGAAGATCGAAGAGCTGGAGAAAAACCAGCACGAGTCGAAGCGAGAGGTGGAGGAGCGGGAGAGTCAGCGAATGATTTCGGAGTACGTGGCGAACGTCGAGCGAGCAGCGAAGGGCCTTGGAGAAAAGCAATTCAAGGTGTTCCAGAGGCTGAACGGGTCCGCTGTCGCGATGCAGATCGCCTCAACCCAAGCGCAAGCGGGAGGGGGCATCATGGACCCAGAAGAGGCGGCGAAAGCCGCCCATGCGCAGATTCTGAAGGAGCTCAGAGAACAGGCGGAGGAGGCGGGAGAGCTGATTGGCTTCGTGCCAGCGCCCCCCAAGCCGACGAACGGGAAGAAGCCTCCGGCGCCGCGAAAAGACAAACCCGAAGCAGAGGAGCGCAAGGAGCCATTGTCGCCTCTGCAAGAAGCAGAAGAGACTCGCCGAAAGATGGCGGAAGCCATGAGGGCCGCGATCTCGTCTGCGTGAAAGGGAGCCCATGGGCACCAACGCAAGCATCTCCGCTCTCGATGCGGCGATGAAGGTGATCTACCATCAGTACCGCGACCTGACCTACAAAGACCGCCCGTTCCTGGGGACCCTGCCGAAGAAGAAGGTCGTCGGCAAACGCAACGACTACCCGATCAAGTACGGCAACGGAACGACTGGCGCCGCGTTGTTCTCGGCGGCTCAGACGAACTACGCGCCGCCGAAGTACGAGGCCTGGGAGAGCACCCCCGCCCAGGACTACGCGATCGGCCGGATCGAAGGCAAGGCAGTTCGCGCCGGAGTCGCCGGGGGCATGGTCGAGGGCCTGGCAGACTCGGTCAGGGCTTGCGCGGATGCGATCCTCGCTCACCTGTCGGACTCGATCTCGATCCGCTGCTTCCGCCCCGCGAGCGGCTGGCGTGCTCAGATCCTGAGCGTCGACGCGACCGCCAACACGATCACCTTGGTGAATCCGTCCGAAAGCGCCTGCTTCGAAGTCGGGATGGTTTGTGTCGCTGGGGCCGGTGGTGGCTCGAAGAACTCAGGGTCGGCCATGACGACCATACGGGCCGACTTCTATGCGTCCGGGACCAACACGGCAGTCATTACAGGCGTCAATCGGAACACCGGGGTGCTCACGTTCAACGACATCTACGCCTCTACGACCGTCGTGCCCTATGATTACCTCGCCCGCTCGGGAGATCAGTATGCGAGCGCCAACCTCTGCATGTCGGGTCTCTTGGAGTGGTGCCCGGCGTCTGCGCCCTCGTCCGCGGCATTCTTCGGGGTCGATCGGACTGCCGACTCGATGCTCGGTGGAACCCGCATCGACGCCTCGGCCTATGGCTCGATCGAGGAGGCGATCATCGACGGTTGCTCCCTCGCCGGAGAGATGGGCGGAGCGCCCAAGAACGTCGTGATGGGCTGGCGCAAGTGGACCGCGTTCATCAAAGAGATCGGCTCGAAGACGAGCTACGAGCGCGTCCAGCTGCAGGCAATCAACGCGGCAGGGAAAGCCATCGCCGATATCGGCTACAAGGCTGTTGCTGTTCACACCAACACCGGCGACGTCAACGTGTTCGCGGATCGCCACTGCCCGCACGACTACTGCTGGGCCTACGATCCGGCCGACTTCGTTCTCGAGAGCCTCGGGGACCTGGTCGGGTTCGACACCTTCGACAACGGGTCGACCTGGAAGCAAAGGTCCGACGCGGACGCCTTCGAGGCTCGCGGCCTGAGCTACCCGCAGCTCGTGAACATCGCCCCAGGGAACGGCTGCATCATCACCCTGCCCTAATAAGAGTTGAGGTTCTACCATGCCACCGATCCTCAGAGGCACGGTCAAGACCCGAGACCCTGGACTGAGGGTCGTCGCAGGATCCTTTGTTCCTGGAGTCTCAAGCGGTCTCTCAACCTACATCCTGACGCTTGCCAGCGGGACCCCGGCGAACCGCCTGGTCATCACGGCCAAGGCGCCATTCGTCGGGGCTGCTGGCGACGCGCTCACTTTCGACACAGAAGAGGGCGGCGCTCTCTCGGCTGTCTACGCGGCTCCGAAAACAACTCTGACTTACGTCGCGGCGTCAACCACGTTGGCGCAGGCGGTCACCGCGATCAATGCGATCAGCGGCGGCGCGGTGACCGCTTCGGCGATTGGAACCGGCACGACCACTTTCACGTTAACGAGCGACCTGATCACCCCCACCGCTCTCAGTGGAGGCGGGACGCAAAAGGGCAGAGGCTTCAGCGTGGCCCAGACCGCGGCCGGGACCTACCGCGTGACCCTTGACGACATTCTGCAGGCCGTCCATCTGGTCAACGTCTCGGTTCAGACGGCAGTCGCGAAGGATCTGAGGGCGCAGGTCGGCCCCATCGTCCAGGCTTCGAAGTACTTCGATATTTTCACGTTGGCCGGTTCAACGCTCACAGACGGAGCCTCGACGGACCGGATCAGCTTCATCGTTACGGGCCGGGCGATCACCCGGTAGAAGGGATTCGACATGAGTATCGGACAGACCTACGATACACACGCGCTGGAAGCTGGTCTCGTCTTCGTCTATGGCTCTTTTGCTCCGAATGGGACCAGTGCAATCGACGCGACAAGTATCCGCGGGAAAGGGTTTTCGGTCGAGAGAGTCGGGGTTGGGATGTACCTCCTGACCTTCGACAAATATCCAGGGTTCCGCGCTTTCACGGCGTCGCTGCAGCTTGCCGCGGCTGCTGACAACTTCATCCAGGTCGGGCCTTACACGAGCGCCGTCTCGAAGGTCGTGAACACCTATACCAACGCGACGGAGAAGGTCAACAAGAGCTCTCACGGGCTCCTGGATGGGATGAAGGTGCGGCTGAGCGCGACGGAAGGCGCTCCAGTCGTCTGTACCTTTACCAACGCGACGGAGAAGGTCAACAAGAGCTCTCACGGCCTGCTCGATGGAGATCGCGTGCGGTTCCGGAACGTAGGCGGCGCTCTGCCTACGGGATTGTCGGACGAGAAGATCTACTGGGTCGTCAACAAGGGGACGAACGACTTCGAGGTCTCCCTGACCGTGGGCGGCGCCGCCGTGACGATCAGTGACGACGGGACCGGGACGAACTACTACTATCCGCAAGCGGCCCTGCCGACCGGTCTCAGCGAAGGACCCTACTACGTGGTCAACAAGGGGACGAACGACTTCGAGGTCTCGCTGACCGCTGGTGGTGCGGCGGTCACGTTCTCGAGCGATGGCGTCGGGACCCTGACCTACTACGTAGAGCCGGGGACCTTGCTGCTCTACAGCTGGACTTCGGCCCTTGCTGACATCGCAGCCAACGCGAACAACCGGATCAACTTCTGCGCGGTCTTCGACAGCTTGACCTAAGAGGAGTGAGGGAGGGGCCATGTCTGCCAGAATCACGCTTACGACTCTGAAGGCGCTCATCAAAGACCAAGCAGACATGGCCAGCTCCACTTTTTTGACCGCCGGCTCGATGGATACGACCCTCACCTACTGGATCAACTGCGCCGTCGCGGAGCTCCACGACCTTCTCGTCCAGTCGTTCGAGGACTACTTCGTCAAGAAAACGACCATCGCCCTCTCGGGCGCCGAGACATATGTGCTCCCGGAGAACCTGCTTAGGGTCCTCAAGGTCCTCAGAAGCGATGGAGGGACCGTCACCGAGGTCAGGCGGGCTACCTTCTCGGACTTCACGAGCCTCATGAGTGAGGGCTCCTCTGCGGTCTACACGCCCATGTACCGGATCTCGGGCTCCGAGATCTACATCCTGCCGAGCGACACGACTGGATCGATCATCCTTTTCTACGTGCCCCAGGCGGTCAACCTGGCTCTGCCGGATGACGAACTCCACTACAACGTCCCTGACGGGTGGGCCGAGTTCGTCGTCGCGGACGTGGTCGCCCGGGCCCTCGAGAAGGAAGAGTCGGACCCGTCACCGGCACTCAGGCGGAAGGAGATGGCGAGGTCCAGGATCGTCACCATGGCGGCCGGCCGGGACTCCTCCGACCCAAAGCGGCAGATCGACAGGAACAGCCAAAGGGACAACCTCTGGACCAGGGGGTGAAGCCTTGGGCAAAAGAACGGTCCAGGGATTCATCAGGACAAATAGGTCCAATCCAGAGATAATAAAGCTGGAGGATTCGATTGTCAACTATACGGCACAGTTGACATTGAATCAGATATTGTCCGGCGCGATTATCGGCCCACTCCAGCTCCTGGCGGGAGTAACCCAAAGCGTCTATCACGGCCTTGGAAGGGAATACGTCGGATGGATTGTGATCGACACAGACCAGCCTACGGATATCTTCAGGGATTCGATGGCGCCGGACGACCCGACGCTTTCGATCCCGCTCCAGGCTGCGACGCTTAGTCCAATCGTCAAGCTGTATGTTTTTTGAGGGACCATGAGAAAATATCCCAGCACGAAGTCCCGGGATGCACTTTCCGAGCAGATCGTTCGGGTGCCGCTCGGGGGCTCTCTTGATCAGGAGACGGATCCTCTCCTGGTTCAACCGGGGCAAGTCGCGACGGCCGAGAACATCGTCTATGACAAGACCGGAAGGGTCTCGAAGGACCCGGGCATCCAGAATCTTCCCTACAAGTTCCAGTTCGCGAGCGACCTGGGATGGTCATTCGTCAGTGTGAATCTCATTTCAGAATTCAAGGACTCTCTTCTCGTCGCTGGACGAGTGGTAGACCAGAGAGGATACAACGACCCCGAGACGCATACGAGACTCTGCCAGTACGAGGAGCTCCATCAGGCCTTCGATCCTTCGAGACTAGGAAGTAACAGTTCTCGGGACAACACTTGGTCGCCCGTCGGACAGGATAATATATCGTATTCTCAGTCGAACTCAAATATAGCATGGCCAGGGATGGCCATCACTGCATCTTACTGTTGGTACTCCTGCGTCGGCCCATTGACCAACAGGGTCAGACTCGTGGTTATCGAGAAAGCCACTGAGACCAGATTTCAGACAGACCTCACCCTGACCGGGGCAGTCAAGACGAGACTTCTGGAAGTTGGCTCGAACGTCATTCTCTTGTGCGCAACAGCCACCAAGCTCTGGGGCATGTATTTCTCGAAGACGGATCCTACGACTGCATCTGCCTGGATTGACCTGGGGCTCGTGAGCGTCGGCGGGTGGGGGACACCCGCTTCTCCGCAGGAAGGTTGGGAGTGCTGCGCATACAACAACCAGTTGATCATCTCGAGGATAGACAACGCGACAAGCCAGGCTCGGTTTGATCTCTACTCGAGTGAACTTAAGGTCTGGGTAGACTGTACCGGGACCCAGTCGACGAACAAAATCGGCAAGACAAGCCATGGTCTCTCAGAGGGAGATGAGATCAGCTTCCGGTCAATCACCGGAGGGTCAGGGATAAACACGGGGACGAGTTATTACGTAGTGAATCCCGGCACAAACGACTTCAAGATCACGCCGAGTTCGTCATGGGAGGCCTGCATCGGGATAGCTTCAACAGACAGAATAAATAAAAGCACCTACAGTGTACTCAACGATGGTGATATAGTATTTTTCCGCTCACTCGTTGGGGGGTCGGGGGTAAGTGCAGGGACGGCCTACTATGTCATCAATCGCAGGGATCTATGGTGGGTGAACTGCACTGGTACAGCTTCCAGCGACCTGATCAACAAAACCAGCCATGGTCTCATCGCGGGAGATGAAGTGGTCTTCAGAAATCTCATCGGCGGGGCCGGGATAGCTGAACTGAGCAAATACTATGTGGTCAATGCGCTGACCGACACCTTTCAGATCTCTCTGACCCCCGGAGGAGCTCCCGTAGACTTCACGACTAACATGACGTCTGGGCAATACGCAAAAGGCTCATACATCTACGGAGACTTTCAGATCTCGCTGACTCTCGGTGGGTCTGCCGTAAACTTCACGACTGACATAAGTTCTGGCGAGTATGTCAAGATCTTGGACTTCACAACAGATATGACGGCTGGCCAGTACTCCAGAGGCGCGGCTCTTGTCGCAGTCCCAATCAGGACCCTGATCATCGCCGAGACGGTGGTTGATGCCTTCGTCGCAGTCTTTCCTATAGAGTTCTCGCCCTACGATCTCGGAGCATGCTGGAGGAATGGGAACAACATCAGGTTTGCGAAGCTGGTGAACGATCTGACCGCAGTCAGGACGAGCTATCCTGTTACTCTTTATACGGTCGGAGCAACCGACATCGTCCACACGATCACCGGCTCGACGGACCTGCAGGACTACTATGCGAACGGCGGCGGCAACACCCAGGACTACTCGGTCAGAATTATCGTCTCTCGGGAGATGACGGTTGTAACGCCATCGGCCCTGACCGCGCAAGTGAAAGTAATCGACCAGGCAGTGATCAACGTCCCCAGGACGATCTACCTGCCTACTTCTATATATCACTATATAATCCTGTCGAACGCATCGACCATCAACGGCCGAATGTACCTGATAATCGGGAACGAGCACAGCGGCGCATCTCTGGTGACGACTGGCCGGAACAAAACCCAGCTGATACCCGTTGCCTGGTTTGCGCCAGAAGAGGTTGCCGCACAAAAGAAGAACCTGAGCCAGATCTATTATGACTCCTCGGCAGACAAACTATACGCCACCTACAATCGGAACGACTACCAGAACGATTTCTTCGCGACTGGCAAGATCTTCACCATGTCGGCTCACTGCAGGGGACTCCAGTTAGACAACGGCTACGTGGCAGGGGGAGGATTCATCGCGACCTTTGATGGATGTCCGGTAGATTGCGGATACTGGCATCCACCGGAGATCAAAGAGATCACTTCCCCGACTGGAGGGGCACTCTCGGGCGGGACCTACAGTTACCGTGCGACCTACGAGTGGATCGACGGGAATGGCGAGATTCATATCTCGCAGCCCAGCAGCCCTGTTGACTTGACGGCGACCATGAACGACAAGGGCTATCTCTGGGTTAGACCGATCTCCCTAGGGTCTGAATACCGGAATAACAACGTCAAAATAGTTATCTATCGGAACACCCAAACGACTCCGACGATCTACTTCCGGGTCGCGGAGGCGTACAATTCCGTTTACTCGTCGGGGGTCACGATCAGTGACACGATGAGCGACATAACAGCCGAGTCGCAGCCGCAGCTCTACACGACAGGCGGTGTTTTCTCGAACACCACGCCACCACCTGCGAGGATTCTATTCAGGCACCAGGGGCGCATCTGGGCGATCAATGACGACGACAAGAAGGAGATCTGGCCCTCGAAGCCGAAGATCGCCGGGGTTGCTCCAGAGTTCTGCCCTGAGATGACCATTCGGATGCCGGAGGATATCTTAGGATTCGGGAGTCAGGGGGACAACCTCTTGGCGTTCGGAAGGAAGAGGATCTACTCAATCCTAGGCGATGGGCCGAACTCCATCGGGGTCGGCTCCTGGCCTGAGCCTAGGCCGATTTCCTTCGACACCGGCACCAACAACGAGAAGTCGGTGAAGCAAACCGACTACGGAACAGTCTTTCAAAACGATCGGGGCATATTCGTAATCGGATCGCAGTCCAACATCCAACTCATCAGCGACGCGGTCACCACCGAACTCGGGACCAAGCAGATCGTCGCGGTTGTCTCGGAACTCGGGAGACAGGCAGTCAAGATATTCCTCGAGGGGGTGGACTCGAAGGTCCTCATCTACGACTTCAAGCACCAGCGATGGTCAATCGCTTCTCTTGGCGCCGGGGTCTCAGTCGGAACCGCCGGGAACTACGGGCTGAACACGGTCCATTTCTCGACGGTCGACAGGAAGCTCAGGAAGACTGGGACTCTCTATAAGCTGGTCCAAGAGAAGATGACGATGAAGGTCGTCAGCCCCTGGATCAACTTACAAGGCCTTGCGACCTTCAAGCGTCTTTGGTGGATAGATATCATCGGAGAATGGAAGGCGCAGCACAATCTAGTCGTCAAGATATCTCAAGACTACGTTTCGACCTATGACCAAACAGTCACGTTTGATTGCTCCTCGAGCGTCAGTCCATATCTGCTGAGAATCAAGCCGGCTCGGCAGAAGTGCATGGCGATCAAGGTCGAGGTATATGACGACGAGGTCTGGCTTGCCTGTACCGGGACCCAGTCGACGAACAAGATCAACAGGGATGCGCACGGGCTCACGGCCGGAGAGACCGTCTCATTCCGCTTGCTTGTGGGCGGCACGGGGCTTACCGAGGTGACGACTTATTACGTTGTAAACCCGACCACAAACGACTTTCAAGTCTCTCTGTCGTCGGGCGGGACGGCGGTCAACTTCACGACAGACATGACTTCAGGCGAGTTCTACAAGAGAGGGAACTCCTGCACTTTGACCGGACTTGAGTTACACTTGGCAACGAAGAACTTTGCCGCGAGAACTTACGGGAAGGACGGCTAAAATGGGCGAACCTATCGGCGGAGTGCCCAGGGACCCCAACCCTAGGCCGGGAATGAGGGAAGGACCGTGGCGCGGCGAGAACGACCCGCCGCCGCCGCCTCGAGAGGTATCTGACGAAGAATACCAGCGGTTGATGCGGGAGGAGTTCAGAAACAGTGCAATTGGAAAGAAATTCAGGGGAGAACTCGGCAAAGTAGGTGGGTTTCCTAATCAAGTATTCGACGAGGGACAGTTTGCCATAGACGAGGCGAGACGGATCCAGGAGGAAACCGACAAGCGGACCCGTGAACTCGAGACGCAGCTCTGGAGCCAGGCAAGAGGGGAAGAGACTCCATCGCAGAAACAATTCGCAGAGCAACTACAGCAAACCCAACGCCTACAAAAGGGAATGGTAGGGTCGGTCCGAGGGCTCTCGGGCGAAAGGGCCAGGCGTTACGGCCAAGATTTCGGATCCAGACTCGAGACAGAAGGCAGGCCTCGTCTCGCATCTATTCGCGCTACCGAGATGCAAGACGCAGAAGAGGCTCTCACTAGGTTCCAAGGCCAACGAGACGCGCTGGCCTTGCAGTATCTCCAAATGGCGTATTCCGCAGAGGATGCCAAAAGAATGGCAGACCTGGAATACCAAAATATGATTCAAGCCTTCCGCGATCAGAAGTTGGCTGAATACAAGCAAAGAATAGACAGAGAAATGGGAATTTTCGGAGGCATCACTGGGGCGGTAGGCAGGATCGCCGCCATGTTCAGCGATAAAAATACCAAGCAAAACGTAAGTGGCGTGAAATCGGGAGAAGTGAACGACTTCCTTGGCGCGCTAAAAGGCTACACATACGAGTACAAAGACGAGTTCAAGAAGCACCCGCAGGCCAACGACTCAAAGAACACTGGGATCATGGCACAGGACCTCGAAAAAAGTTCAATCGGAAGGACAATAATCAAAGAGGTTGACGTAAACGGCAGGAAGATAAAAGCAGTCGATAACGGGCGGTTCGTACACGCTCTAGCCGCCGCCGTAGCCGACATGAACAATAGGCTGAATAAGCTGAAGCGAGCAGGAGCCTAAAATGGACTGGAAGTGGAAACGAGCCGAGTATGAGGCAAGGCAGCGACAAAGAATGCGGGAAGATCAGGCTGTCGGCGGGAGGATAGACACCGAAGACACAGATCGCTTCCAGCAATTCGCACGATCTATGTACGCCCAGGCGAGGCCTGGGCAATGGGGCGCGATCAACGAACTTCTCTCGAGGAGAATGTCGGGCGAGTCGGAGTCGGCATCCAAAATCAAGGGACAGATCCTTCAGGCGCAGATGTCCGAAGAGATGTCGAAGAGAATCGCGAATAGAGCGGGCAGCTCTCAATCGGCGGCTCTTGCATTAGCGGCGGCACGCCCAGTAGCTGACAAATCGGCGGCGGCCGTAGAGCACTCTGCGATGCAGAGGCGGATCGAGCAGGGACAGTCGATAAACACCTTCGCCAACGCGTCCCAAAAGCAAGAAGGCTTTAGGTCTGACCTTCTCAAAATGGGGCTATCCGACGCGCAAGCTAAACTAGCTGCGGACATTCAAACGAGGAAAAACGTATTCCGCGATGTTCTTAGGGAACGGCAGAAAAGTCAGATCAGCGATCAATACGCCGAGCAGGTCAGACTCGGAATGGTGGGGGCCTTGGGTGGTGCGGTCGCTGCCTTGGGATCCATGGGAAGTAATGAGCAACAGAAGAAGAAACCGGAAGATCAAGACCAAGGTGTGCTCGATGTGAAGGGAGATGTAATACAATGGGGAGAAGGGGAAGAAGAACGCTTGGGCGATGAATTCGAGTGGTCGCAAGAGGGAAAGCCGGCGGCCCTGGCATAGGAGAGCAGAAAATGAAAGAGATCCCCATGCTTTTGGTCGTCTCTGGGAAGAAGGGTCTCAAGAAGGAAGACGACGAAGACGAGGACGACGACGAAGACGAGGGGAAGCTCCTCGAAAAGGCTCTTGCTAAAAGCAAGGGCGTACCTCCCATCTTGCTCGTTTCTCGAAAGTAGGAGACGTCATGGCCGATGAAATTCCCCCCCTTCTGGCGCTCAACCAGGACGAGCCCCTGATCCAGTCCTACGATCCCAACTCCGACGTTCCCCTCCCCGGAGATCCGTCGCAAAGCATGGACCCTGAAACGATCATTGGCCCCAACATTCCCGAGTCAATGGTCGTGCCTTCTATGCGAAGCGGCTCGGAGCCGGCACCGATATTGCCAGAGGAAGAGGGGCACCGGTACTGGGATAAAGAGACAGGCAAGTCGATGCCGATCGGTGAAGCGCGGAGGCTCGGTCTCATAGACAAACCGGCTGCGGGTCCGGGCGCCCCTCCTTCTATGCTCGGCGAACGGAGGCCTTATCAGGCCGCTACAGACCCGTCCATACCGCAGACGCTAAACGTCCGCGGTATGTTTGGCGATGCTCCGGGGATCAATCTCAGAGAAGCGCAAAAAGCGGCACGGGAAATGGAGGGGTACGAGGGTAGACTTTCTGATTCTGAGTTGAAGATCGGTGGCCTGACTGCTGAGAAGACAGCCTTAATTCAGCAGAAGTCTACGGCAGAGCAAGCGTTCGACAAAGAACAAGTCCGTATTCGCGAAAAGGCGATCAAAGCGCAGAAAGAAGCGGACGACCTCCGGCTCCAGGCGATGGAAACGGCGAAGGCCGACGTGCGCTCTAAAATATCAGGTCTACAGGACCTTCAGGACAATCTCTTGTCGTCGAAGATGGATCCTGGTCGGTTCTGGAACGACAGGACGACTGGACAGAAGATAGCAATTGCGATCGGAATTGCGCTCAGTTCCTTTGGAAGTATAATGTCTGGAGGAAAACAGCCGAACTATGCTTTAGATATCATAGACAAGGCGATCGACCGAGATCTAGATGCGCAAAAAGCAGACATCGATCGGCTCGGGATGAAGATCAACGTCCAACAAAATCTCATCGCGCAGACTCGGGCGGTAACGCAGGATGCTCAGGCGGAATATTCCGCGGCTAAGGCGATGGCGTTCGACCAGGTTTCGGCGCAACTGGACGTGGCCGCTTTGCGCTACAAAGACGCGACAGCTAAAAGCCGGCTGGGACTGCTCGGCAACGACGTCGCGACCAAGGCCGAAGACTTCAGGATGAAGACCTTGGACCATCTCTCCTCCGCAGCTGCTCGCCGGGGCGGAATACAGCTTCAGATAGCTACGGCAGACTACGAAGCAAAGAAGGGGACCTGGGCGATGGAGATGACGGCCCTCTCGAAGATGGGCACCCCAGGGACCATGCCCGGACAGCACCCTGACCTACAATGGCTCCCCGGATCGCAAGGACCCGCGAAAAAAGAAAACGCGGCAAGGGCGGCCATGGAGTGGGAAGATGGGAAGCTTCTAGATGCGGCATTCAGCAATCTGATAGCTCTCGGTC